TACACTGATTGTAATACCTATATGGCTTATACTATCTGATTTATTAGTGTTTTTAAATCCGCCATCTGTTGTTAATAAAGCAGACAATACTAATTTACCCTCATAGTATAGCTTAGCTAAACACATTATGTTTATATATGCTTTTACAAATTCTTGTGCTGTAGCTAAATTTTGGGCTAGTACACCAGCTATCGATTTAGATAAATCATCTCTGAGTTGATTTGTACCACCTAATTTTTCTTGGTTGAGAAGAACTACTTTAGTTCCTATAACAGTTGTCCAATCAGACCCTTTTATATGTTGTTGTAATGCTGTTACCACAAATCCTAAATGCTTACCTTCGTACTCTTGAGGAAGTGTGTCTTTGTTTACTGTGAATATTTGTCCTTGTACTATACCTCCTATACCATCTAAAGTAACTTCTAGAGATAACGGAACAAACCCTCTAAAGCTATTATCTGTATTAACCTCTAATAAGATTGTCTTTAGGTATGTATTACAAGAGCTTACTATAGATTGATCTGGGTATGTAGGTTTAGGGTTTTTTGGGTCAACGAATGCTTGCAGGGCTTTTCTTAAATCCAATACGTTATTTGCTACGTTTTTTAAAGCATCTTGGTACTTATCTTGAGGATTGGTTTTATTTGGTGTTTGTTGACTTTGAGCATACTGTGTTTGCTTTGGGTCTCCTGCCTGCAAACTCTTACCTTCCCCTATTTCTTCGTGGGTGTGTAAATCATAGTATATTCTATTTGTAAGACCTTCGTTGAATTGTTTTTGAGTTGCTGTGTACACAGAACCTAAGTTTGCTCTAGCCTGTGCTGCAATTCCTATCTCGGTTGCTTGTGATTGGAATATCTTTGAATAAATCTTAAATGATCTAGTCAAAGCGTTATTTCCTAGGATATTTAACTTGAACTTGTTTTCAACTTTAGTATCCTTGGTTCTTTCACAATAATTTTTATCTATTATTGTTACTACGTTATTATCTACAAAAACTCCAAAGTCGTTTATACTCCCAAGTGCATACGATATATCCTTCAATACAGAATTTAAGAATGTATTTATACTAACAGCTCCTTTTCCATCACTACTACTATTACCTGTTAGCTGTTCAAATAAATCTTTTAGGCGAGAAGTACTGACATATACATTACCTATATAACCTAAAGAATGGCCTTTAGGCTCATTTTCTACCAAGAATGGCTGCATATTAATACTGTTATTAAACAGAAAGTTTGGATTATAACCCACAGGTAAACCAGTTGCAAAAGTAGCCTTATCGTTATAAATGAGAACATTCACAGGATCAATAGATACACTATCTACAGATGCTAAGCATAGTCCTATGTTAGGGTCTTTTTTGGTAGGAAGCGGTATTTGAATATTTAGGTATTTGTTTGGATTACTGCCATTGTCATACAGGTTAAACATTATGTTTATTATATGAACCAGGTATCCAAACTGGATGTAAGAGTAACCATTATCCTTTTGAGCATTGGCACCTGCCTTAGGGTTATTAGGTATCCCTAATGGATTTAATATAGTGTATTTATTATTCCTATCTACCTCAGTATTAGAGTCGTATGGATTAGGTACTTTATCACTTTTTAATATTTGACCTGCAAAATTAGCAGGATTCATATTAACAAAGCTATCCATTATACTAGAAAAATTAGTTTTAACGGCAGTTTCCTCTCCTTTTTTACCTACGTTATTCTGTGGTCTATTCATCTTCAATGTATCTAGTACATCTCCAATACTAATCAAAATAGTGGTGCAATCATAGCTACCATCCGGCATAAGCTCGAAGGTAAAGTTTTCAACCATTCCTACTAAAGCGTCATAGTTTCCGGAAAATCTATGGTTGTAAACCATAATATTGTTATAGATATTCTCTAAAGATAGTTGGACATTAAAGGCATCTAGTGACGGATCACTAAATTGTCTCATTGGACTATCAATAAACTTTTGTAAATCGACAGTGTTTGGTTTGACACTACCTGGATTAGGTTCTGTCTTTTCGTTGTCTTCGTTTAAGCTACTATTGGTATTAATGTAAAGAGACCACCCCCACTCAAGCATTACCCAAAAACCTGTACGCAAGAATAGTATCTCTAAATCATCTAATTGTGGTTTATCCCACGCCTTAAACTTAATTGTAGCTTGCCTCAGAGATCCATAAGCACTCTTATTGACTATATCAATAGAGGTTATACCCGGCATAGGTCTTATACCAAATGGTCTGGCGGTAGGAGTAGTAGTTGTACTGTAATTACCTCCATAAGACCCCCTTGAGTTTCCTACTCCACTTCTTAGTGCGAATTGAGTCTTATCAGAAGCATTGGGATATAAAGTCCCAGCTTCTAATATATACTTACGTGCTAGTTCATCACTACCTTTGTAATTGACTAATGAGGTCATTTTAGCCCAGGCTGTCTTGCCTGAGGTATATTCCTGTACGTTTTTATTACGAGTAGTGCTACTACCTCCATCTTGTAAGAGGTATTGTCTAGCTAATAGTTGTCTAGCTACAAAAGGTGGGAAAGTGGACTTAAAAATGCTCATTAACTTAAACCGTTTAGTTTATTGTAATTCTGTTTTATGGTTACTGTATCCTGTGGGATTCTTACCTGGGTACCAGGCTCTATAAATAAGCTGTCACCTAAGAATCCATTGGCTACATTGATAATCCAATAGTCGTCTGTGTTTCCGTAATAGTCTGAAGAATACTGGTCTACCCTGTCTCCAAATACACTCATGATGTATATATCGTTAGCTGATAATGGTATCTCAGGGTATTTAGCAGGTTTGTAATATCTGCGACCTTGGTCATCTAATAATATTGGAAATCCTTGATATCTTTGCATGTATATAAATAGTTAACAAACAAAATTAAGAAATTTAATTCAATAAGTCAAAAAAAAGTATCTGTAATTTAGTTATTTGTAATAGGTTCTCCTTTTTCTACACCACTATTCCTAGAAGGATTAGCCCACTCTTTGTCGTAGTACCTAGCCTGTTTGTTATCTGCTGTATGTCCAGGTGAACCATCTTCAATATCATCAATACCTATGAATGGTGTAAGGTTAAAGTTACCATTACTGTAAATAGAACGTTTAGGTAAGAAGTTCCAAATAGGGATAAACTCCATATCTACCTTAAGCATCATAGGAAGTTCATGCATATCCTTATCAAGACCTCCTGAAGTTTGATCAGGTTCATTAAGGGCTATCTCCCAAGGAGACTCCTCTGGGATGGTTATAGTTAATGAGTTAATGATACCCGGCTGATATTTTATGTAGTCACCGATTGTCAGTTCTATCACTGTACCACGCATCTTATTAGCCTTGTAGTCGGGATACATAATCGATTTTAGGTAAGTGAGCTTTTGATATAAAGGCTTCATTTCCTGCCTTGAAAAAGCTGCTATGGTGAAGCTAAAATTTATACTGTTGGTTACACCATCATAAGAGTAGAAAGTCTCACCCCTACCTACATACTTTATAGGATTCCAGGTAGGTGTTACTGTATCTGTTATTGACCCATTAAGGAATGCTCTAAATACCATAAATACACCATTACTTGTATTATTATGGTCTAATGCTTTTATCCTGAACTTGATTAAATCACGAACACCGTCATTAGTAACAGGTTGTGCGTTCATGTCTTTGGTGTTTGCACCTATACCTATAGCACCTCCACCGTAGTATAAGCTAATTGCATTTATCCTATCCTGATAGTTTGTTCCAAATCCGTCATAGTTATTAGTGTTAATAATACCTAGCCGGCTATATATGTTGTACTTTTGAGTGTTTTCAGGAGTATCTAGTGTTATTCTTACACCGGTGTATGCTGTGTTAGGATATGCCCCGTAAGCAGTATTAACTTGATAATCAGGAAAGGCATTAGGGTTTAAGGCTCTTTTGTATGCTCTGAAATCTTGTGTGGAGAAATCAAAAGAACCTTCCAATGAAGCCACAGATGGGCTAGTTAATATACTACTATCGTTATCAATATCTAGGATGTCTGTAACAGGTATTGACACCACATTGGCATCTATCGTAGCTGGAGCTTTAGTCGCAGCAAAGGTACTTACATAGGACTTTATGGATGTTTTACCAATCCCATAAAAAGAATTAGCCCCTCCAGAGTAACTGAATAGTTCTTTATCGGTTTTGTATATATCATTGACATTCAGTTTAGGGAATACATTATTATTCCCCATAGTCATACCTTTCAACAGGTTGACTAATCTATTGTTACCATTCTTATTATTCTGTGTCGCAATATAAGTGTACTTAGCATGCTCATCTATATGCAATCCGAATCCAGCACGTGCATAGTGTTGCCCAATAAAACTTCCTGCAACATTTGCAAGAAGATTTTGATTTAATGGATTGTACTTTCTGGTGGGGTCCGTAGTAATATAATCAGAGATAAAACTCTTAATCTGGCTGAACAGATTGCCTTTTTTATTACTTACAGGGGGTGCCACAACTAGCTTCTCAGGAGCTGCAGTCATTTGCTGCAGACCCATCTGTTTAGCTGTAAACAATAACCCCTTAGGTGTAACTAGAAACTTTGTAGTTCTTATAACATCCCTAGCAGCCTCGGCAACAGTGTTAAGTATGCCCGGCACTGCATCATTTGCAGTTGGTTTTATAAAAGGTTGTCCACTATCGCCACCTCCCACCTGGTCTTTACCAAATGGCAGTCTATTCTGAACGAAATTACCCTTACCTGAATAATAGGTAAAGGTACTTACGTTGTTGACTAATTGGGCTAAAGTAGGATTAGGCAAAGCTTAATTAGGTTTGTGGTCTAAATACTTTGTTGGTGTTTTTGGGCCTGCTAATCTAGTAGGCTTGAGCTTTCTTAGCCAAGCTGCCGCATAAGTTCCGAAGCCTGGAGTACCCCATATACTAGATTGATTGTTAAGGGTATCTGGTACAATAGCTTGACTAGGAGGTTGGTTTCCTTGATAATTTAAGCTTGACTGCTTTATGGTATCTTTTATACTCATTTTAATAATGTTTTCTTATAAATATCAGATTGTAAGAAATGTACGTTAGGGTTAAGCATAAGCACTGCGAGACATACCTAAGCTGGTACCTACTCTCATTGAATCCATGTATACACCTGCAGGTTTAGAAACAGATTCTAATATGGCTGCCAATAAAGATTCTGCTCTGGAATTACCTGAATTATTATTACCTCCTCCGTTTAGTAATCCACCAGGATTAGTCGTAGCAATTATACTATCGTTTCTGTTAGGTTTAACTAGATCTCCTGCCGGAGTCTGGATTACCATCTCTCCAGTAGGGGCTATTAAACCGTCACTTATTGTTTTTACAGGTGCATCTGGTACCGATGAAGCTGCTGCAATACCTACTCCTGCGGATATACCTGCTGCTGCTAGTATCGCTAAACCTGCTGTACCCCCTGCAACATTAAACGTCGCAAATGCAGCAGCAATATCAGCAGCTGCTATAAGGGCACTTTTAATTGCCATCAATGTCATGAACCCAGCTGCTATTCCTAGTGTAGTCTTCAATCCCTCTGATGTACTAAGGAATTTGGTCATACCTGTAATCATAGCTCCTAGAGGACCAGATACTATTTCACCAAACGCATCCTTTACCCTGTCCATAGAAGCTTCGTATTCCATCTGCTTATTGACTAATCCTTCTTTAGCTAGAAGCTCTGCACCATTAGTGGCAGCGTTCAATTCAGCCCGGTACTTAGCTTCATTTGCAGAACCTTTTATGTTCTTTAAGATTTCTTCTTGAGCTTTTTGAGTCTCTTTGGTAGAAGTTTTTAATACCTCTTGTTGCCTTAAAGCATCTGACAACTGATCTACTGTCATCCCTACAGCCTTAGCTTCCGCTTCTTTAGTTACTGTGTTTTGTTCAGCAAATTCAGCTAAGGAACCTACGTTCTTTAATTCTTCTTCTAATGCACCGGCAGTATCACCTGATAGAGCTAAGGCTCTGGCTTTCTCTAAGTTCCAAGCTTTACCCGTTAAGAGTTCGGCTTCTAGTTCATTCTCAATAGATGATTCAAAATCAAGAAGAGACCTTGAAGCTGCTGCAGCATCTTGTAAAGACACCCCTAATGCTTTGGCTTGGGAAACTGCTTGAGCTATAGCTTTAGGGTTATTCTTATAGTTTACTGCTATAACTCCACTTACCTTTGATACATCCTTTAATACATCACGAATGTTTAAGTTAAGTCCTTTGGCTTTATTGAATCCAGCTACTTGGTCAGCTATATTTTCTGTAACCTCACTGGTTGATTTGCCGTTTATTAAACCTAATTGGTTTATCTTAGCTGCTTCATCTGCACTTAGTCCTAATTGTTTGGTTAGGTATATTTGAGATTGAAGGCTTTGTTGTGTATATAAAGCAGATTGACCTGTAGCAACTTGTAATTCATTTTGAGCTTCTGCTTGAGCCTTTACTGTAAGTATGGACTTATCTAAGTTAGAATTAACAACAGCTAAGTTAGATGCTGCTGCTTCGTAAAGCTTAGTGGTCTGTTGAGCAAAACCTTTAGTTACTCCAGAGTTATTAGCTATGTCAGTACTATACTTGTCTATTCTGAAGTAATAGTCTGTTGCAACTTTTAATGCACTCCCTAGTCCTATAAAATTTAAGTATTTGCTAAGTTGTTTTGAGGCTAAGGTTGTTTTTTCTAGCAGTTCATTAGCAATCTCATACTTCTTATTTTGATCTACTAACTTTTGAGTTAATTTTTCAGATTCCTCTACAGCTTTGATTTCAGCGTCAAGCAGTCTTAATTTAATAGCTTCTTGTTCTCCAATTTCATCTATTAAATCTTTTTCTAAATCTAGTTCTTTTTGGAGTTCGTCTACTAAATCTTTTTCTATAAGCCAAGCTTGTAATCCAGCTTGTTGTCTAGCAGATGCACTTTGGGATGCGTCATCTCTTATTTTTTCTTGAATAGACAGTTGTGCCTGTAGTTCATCTACAGCATCTTTTTGATTTTGTAAATCTTTTGATTTTTGGTCAAAGTCAGCCCTTGTTATACTTAGCCCCTTTTTCCTCAACTCTAAATAAAAAGCCTCCTTTGAAGCTTGTATATTTAGATTTTGAAGCTTTATTTGGTCTAGGTTCTTTACTAGTTTACCGTAGTTACCCCATGAAGTATTTAACCCTGCACTTAATTCTAAAGATCTTTTTATAGAATTATTAATATCTGTGGAATTAGCTACTATATTTTGGAATACCTTACCAAGTCTTTGTCCATTAGCAGCTAACCGGTCAGTATACTCATCAACAGACTTAGATAGTCCGAGTATTATCTTATTAGACTCCACTAAATTATCGGGAGTCATTGGGTTATTCAGTGTATTTACTGTATTTGGTTTTGATGTTGCCATAATCGGTTATAAATATCAGCCGAAATGAAAAACCCCCTTTACTTTTTTAAGGTGCCGGGGGGTTTTGTTTTGGTTTTATGCAGGTTTGGGTGGTTTTCTAGGATTTTTGGGCGGGGCGTTATAATCTGGGTTAAGTTTATCTGCACCTTTACCTGTTATCATATCGTTCATTGAGAACTGAGTTCCAGGTTTGGTAGCTTTAGAGTTCTCGGCTCTTTGTTCGTTCTCTGCTTTAATCTCTGAGCTTAGTTTCTTTACCATCCACTGCCTAGTCTTAATAGGCATTGAGTAACAATCTCTGTAGTTAAAGCCTCCTCCTCCATGTCGCATAAGGTAGAATATCTCATTTTTGAATACATCCTTCCTTTTTACTATGTAAGGGAGTAGTTCGTTAGGTATTGACATTTTGGCTACTCCTAGCAGTTCTATCTTATGGCCAAAAAAATGTAGTGGTTATCGGAATGGTGAGACCCTCCACTTTCTCTTGTTTACCATCCTTAATGTAAGTTCCGGTACCTTTCCAGGTGTAGCCAGGTGTTACAGATTCGATATAAGCTTTGAGTTTCTTTGAATCAATCATTAGAATCCTATCACAGAACTCTCTGATGGACCCTAGGTCTTTTCTGCCGTTTACCTCTGTTATAGTGTGCTTGTAGATAAGTCTTGTGTCGATAGTAGCTTCAGGGCTGATTTTCTTAAGTCCTTCTACTTCTTTCTTCATTGCAATCATATCATGACCGGTAGGTACCTTAAACTTGACTACAGTGTCTTTAATCTTGTATTCAAACTCATTACCGCCTGTGAATAGTTCCCACTTAACTTCTTTCTCTTCTAGTTCTGATAGATTGAAAGTGATAGGGTTAGATAAGCCTTCACTGATGGTGTAATCAGAGCCTATTCCTAGGATTCTTCCTGCAACCATCAGGGCATCTTTATCACATAGGACTAGATCATTGATGTCTATGTCTGTAACAAGGATACTTTCGATGAATCTGTCGATAGCAGTATCGTTCTTGATGTAGTTAGGGTTGGTTAGGATATCCTCTTCCTTTGCGGTAGGGTATAGTACTTCTACATATCCTTGTGAAAGAGGACTTTCGGCCGGGTATAATTTACCCCTTGAAGGTAAATCTATCTTCTCCGTTGGGAGGTTGAAGGGATTTTTGTTTTTCATAATGCAAAGATAATAACAATTATTGATATTACCAAAAAGTATTTAAAAAAAGTAGCCCCCTTGCAATCCTGTTGAACAAGGGGACTCAGATAGGTCTACGAATTTTAATTTACTTTTTCTTTAGCTAAGCTACTTAACCATTTTTGTCCAGGTGTTCCTATATCTTTTTTATTACCTGGCGCAACTGTAATCTTATACTTATTGTCTGGAGTTTTCTCTATTGTGTATATGCTTTTAGCTTGGAGTGCCCCTAAAGCATCTGTAGGTAACTCTTGAGGTTTACCATCAACTGTATAGGTAAGTACAAGATTCTTTCCGTTTCTAACTATATTAATGTCTTTTTCAATAGTTCTAAACTTAGAGTTGGATATAGGACCTCTTACAAAGTCAGTTAGGTTGTCTAGGTCTTGGTCTCCTGTGGCCATTTCTGTAAGAACCACACCAGCTTTCTTTTGAACACCCTCATGAAGAGTGAAGTGTTTCCACACCTGTTCTGTCATCTTCTCTGCCGGTACATTCTTATCGTGTGATTTCTCAATTACAGACTTGTAAATCTTGATTATTTTCTGGATTAAGGCTTCGTCCTTAATAACCTTTTTTAGCCTCTTCTTGAAGACGGCAATGTACTTTTCCATAGACTTGTCACGCTCTATACCAGCTTCTTCTGCTAGTTTAGTTTCACGTTCCTTAACTGCTGCAAGAGCAGCTTGAGCCATGGTTAAGTTCTTGATTACTTTTCCAAGAGCTGTTTCGTATCTTTTATCATCTATTGATTTGATGAATTCTGCTGCTGAATCTACTGCTTGTTTGATTTGTTGCTCTAGTTCTGCTGAGATAGTATCAGGAGTAGATGTAGATTGTTCTCCTTCTACATTCTCTGGTTGTTCTTCTGTTTCTTCTGCAGGAGCTTCTTCTTCAGGTTGTTCTTTCTTTTTCTTTTCTTGTAAGGTAGTTCCAGGTTTTACAATCCTGACTCTATCACCTCTTTTAATTGCATCTTGTGCAGCTGATTTTATCATAGGATTCTTAGGGTCACCTTGTATTATCTCCTCTCCTCCGGCCTCTTTTAAGGAAGATACTTTTCTTTTAGACACTTCATCAACTCCACCTCTATATGCCTTATCCATAGTGGCGTGAGTGTCTTCTAGTTTCTTGTAAAGTTCAGGGTTCTTTTTCTTGATATAATCTTGTATCTTAGCTATCGCTAGTCCTCCTAATCCGAGGCTACCAATACCTGCAATGATGTTTATAAGTTCTTGAGTTGAGGGGGTATCTTCGTTTAGGTAAGATTTTTTTCTTTTAGATGCCTCGTCAACTCCACCTCTGTAAGCTTTATCCATAGTGGCATGGGTATCCTCTAGTTTTTTGTAAAGCTCAGGGTTCTTTTTCTTAATGTAATCCTGTATCTTAGCAATAGCTAAACCACCTAGCCCAAGACTACCAATACCTGCAATGATGTTTATAAGTTCTTGAGTTGAGGGTGCATCTTCGTTTAGGGTAGAACTTCCTTCTGTCTTCCTCCAATTGTTCCAATTAAAAGGGTCTATACCTTGTTTAATTAAGGCATTTTTTGATAATAGCTTATAGTCAGAAGGATTTAAGTCCATATCTTTTAAATCGATTTTAGCGTAGTATTTAAGACTTTCTACATCATCTACTATTTCCCATCCAGTTACTATCTTGTTGTCAGATTTACCTACTGCAAAATAAGCATACTTAGGATTTACTTTGAATGTTCTAGCTTCTCCGAGCTTCTTACTTGTTATTTGACTTCTCCAGGTACTTACCTTTTGAATGTCAGATGCATCTTCGTTAGATACATCAAAAGAGTTCTTCCAATTCTTATCTTGTAAGATTGCATTTACAGCTTCACCTTCTGTATCAAACCCTAAGTTATCCCATTTTTGAAGGATTTTAGATATTTCTGGATTTGAATATTCATCGGCTATTTCATTGTACTTATCAAGCTCGCCTGTAGCGTATTCTTTTAGGTTTATTTTACCTGATTCAATGTCTGCAATGAGCTCTGTTTTTGCTTGCTCAAGAAGTTGTAGGAAATTTGTTGGCATGTTTTTGTTTAGTTATGTTATTATAAATATCAATTGGTGCAAAGATAAGCTAAAAATAAATAAAAAACCCCATCAAGGGATGAGGTTTAATATTACACTTAAAATTTAGATTAGTAATTCAAAATTAATCCAGAGTGCTTGAGGGTAAGGTCGATTGTAGTATACGCCTCTCCAGAATAATCGTAAGAGCCATATTTTACAGTTAAAGGGAATGCTCTTTTGATAACCCACTCTCTTACAATATCATCGGCTGGGCCTAGGATTTGCAAGTTAATGTCCTTCTCATAGAAGTCCTGATACCCGGCTCTGCCTGACAGTAACTCGTAAGATAGCAAACCCCACTGTTCAACCGCTTGGGCTCCAGAAGGTGCAACAGGATCGTACAATGACAAGGTGATGTCAGAGTATTTTCTTTTAGACCTTAGTGAGAAGTAGCTATTGATATAGTGAATATCAACGCTTGAGTCTTCCCAGCCTATACCATCTACTGTTTTGATTTGGTATGCAGGTATACCATCTATAAACATTATGAACCTGTGTTGCAATATCGGTTCAAATACAACTGGAAGGGTTTGAGTACTATCAAGAATAGGCATGTTTTGTAATTTATTTAGTTGTTATTTTTTTATTTATTGGTTATTAGCTGAATGTTACTCCTTGTGGTGTGATATCGAACTCAAGTAAGATAAACTCTATGCTCATTGTTGGTACAATCTGAATCTTACAGTTCAAGATGTGGTTAGCAATATCACTATCTGTGTTGTTAGATGCATCACAAGTAGTTTTGAATGCTGTGATACCTTGATTTTGTTGTACGTTCTGTAAGTAAGGGTTGATCTTATTTAAGAAAGAAGCTCTGGTTGCATTAGAGTTTTGTTCGAACACGAAGTCGTTAGCAATGTTAGAGATGTAATCTTTCAATGCGATTAACAATCTTCTTACGTTCAATCTGTTCAAGGCAGTGTTTTGCTTAGACAATGTCTTTTGGCCCCAGATTACTACACCTGTGTTAGGAGTCTTAATGATTGGGTTGATATTAGCATTGTAAAGAAGACCTTGCTCAGTAGTTGAAAGTCTGTTCTTGGTATCGATTGCTCCACCTAGAGTACCTCTACCTGTACCTGCTACAGCAAACCATGGTGCAGCGTTAGTATCGGTGTAAGCTATTGCTTGAGGAACCAATACGGTTGGAGGTACGTAGATGTTCTTAGATGATCCGATGTCTCTTACTTTAACCCAAGGGTAGTAAGTTGCTCCGTATGTACTATTTAATCCTGAAGCTACTTCTACAGCTGTGTTAACACCTTCGTTTACACCTGTCAAATCGCTTAAGTATACAGCATCTCCTCTTTGTTCTACCATTGATTGTGCGTATTCAGTAACTGCTCCGTGGTATTGGTTGATGATACCTGGCATTACTAAGATACCGTATTTGTATAGTTGAGTATTAGACAAGATGTTGATTGCTTGTGCAAATGCTGCATATCCTGCTGTTTGGTTAGATGATAAGTCGAATCCGAATACGTTAGTACCATCTGTAGAGATGTTAGCTCCTATGTTTTTAATGGTTTGATAAGACATACCATCTGTACCACCTTGGAAAGGAAGTATGAATTTGTTATCGTTTGCAGGTATAGTGAATGGTATGTTATTGCCATATGCAGCTTCCAAAGGAATTGGGTTAAGGTAGTTCGCATTATCTGGGTTAGTGAAATCAAATCCAGAGTAGATGTAAGAACCTGAGTTAGAACTTACGTATGTTGCTTGAGGTAAGTGGTATAGTGAACCAAATCCAGCAAATGTTTCAAATAAAGGTTCGTTACCATTTATAACTACATTGTTAGGTATGTTTTCACTCATTACCACATCTCCGATTATTACTCTGATGTAGTTAGATATATTATCAAAATCTCCTTCTGATACTACCTTGTTACTTACACTGTCATAGTAGTTGTATCTGTCACCGATTGCAGTTCCGATGTAATTAGCATCGTTAGGGTTAAGGGTTACTCCTGTGTATTGTTCTAAGATTACAGGTGTTTTATCTGTATCGCTGTACTGTCTTACTAATATATCGAACTTAGTGTATACAGTAGAATCAGGATTTACAGTTATGTTTGCAATTGCAACTTTAACGTCTGTATTTCCAGAGAATCCTTGAGCTCTATGTGCAAATTGGAATAATCTGTTATTGTTGTTATCAACTACCCATGGTGTTTCAGCATAGTCGTATCCTTCTGCATTCGAAGATGTGAAGGTACATTTACCACTTTGAAGTATTAGGGTTACTGGTGTAGTGTTACTCAAAGATGCACTTTGGAAATTCAAGTAAGCGAAAGCACCTCCTGTAGAAGCAGCAGCATTTGTTCCTAACACATTTGCATAGTAGTTAGGATCTGTGCTGTACATTGATACATTTGCTGTTTGGTTTACTTGATTACCAGCTATGTTAAGTCCTAAACTATTATTTGATGAGCCAACTATACTAGAATTATTTAAACTTGCTAGGTTAGGGTATTTATTCAATGAAGGGTGTAATACTGCAATTACACTTCCAGGCACTGCTGTAACTGGGTCTACACCTCCTACAAGGATTGATTGAGATACTGAAGTTACTATGCCTGTTGAAGTCGGTGCAGGTCCTGCATAGTATCCATTGTAGATTGAACCTGAATATATTGAAGTTAAGATTACGTTGCTTCCTGATAAAGAACCTGTAATACCTGTAAGGGTTGAGTATCCATTTATCAAGCTTACCAAGTTATTGAATTGGGATAATTGACTTCCTGTGTTAACAAAGTAGTTAGCACCTAAAGCTTGTGTCCCAGAGTTGCCGTATATAATTTGTAACGAACCGGTATTTCCAGTTACTCCTCCTGTGAAAGGTATGGTAGTGATAGGTAATTGAGTAGCTGCATCTGTTCCTTTTGCAAAATTAGGTCCTGGTGACCAACCTCCTCCTACAGAATTCCCGTTAGAGTCATAAGTTTGAAAAGTAATTTGTGGATAGTAATTATTTGCAGATGAACCGTATCCTGCGGCAAATTGGATATATATTTGGTATCCAGCATTTAAAGTATTTAAAGTATAACCTTGGTTACCGTTTGTGTTTATATTTGAAATGAAATTACTTACAGCTGTTGTATAGTTTGAGTCTGAAGTTTGTACAGTATAATTACCTAATGTGGTTAATATTTTATTAGTACTACTATTTATTATTTGAAGGGTGGCTACAGAGTAATTACCATTATTAGGTACATAAGTTGGAAAATTATTGCCATATACATAACCTGTTGCGGCATTTTCTGTATATGTACCATTACTACCTCCAGACAATGTTGCTACGCCTCGCGTTAAACTATAAAAAACAGAAGTTGAATTACCGTTTACACCATAACCTTTAGGTGCAAATAGAGTTAGTGTTCCACCACTGTAAGATGCACTGTAAGAAGACCTATTACTTACTGAAGTAGATAATGTTGACCCTATCTGATCTTGAGTTAATCCAGATGCTTGTACTGAACCTATAAAATGATTGGTGGTATTGTCTTGAAGATAGATAGTCCTGGTAGAACTGGTCGGTATAGCAAATGAACCAGAAGCTCTTGTTTCTGCTACAGACGAGAAAGTGATTGAAGTATTATTTAAAGCGGCACCCTTTCCAGCAGGAGCAGTAACTGTCAGTGAATTAGTACCTGTTATAGAACTTGTGTAAGATAGTGAATTGCTAGCTAAAGTTGTATTGATTGCAGAAACTAAATCGGTTGTAGCTAAAGCTGTAGTTTGCGTATATGAACCTAATACTGTGCTTCCTGATTGGGGATCGTTAAGTGTCAAGGTGATGTTGCTACCTATGTTACCTGTACCATTTACATACAAGGTTGTGCTTGCAGGAACATCTACTACTACAGAACCTGAAATAACTACAGGAGCTGGATTGTATCCGTAGAAGTATTGAGTGCTAGCACCTGCTATTGTAATCACTTGTTGGCCAGAGCCTGACAAAGATGACACTAATGATGCTGTAGGGATAGCTGTGTAAGCTTTAAGACCTACAGATGCAGATACTGCAGGCTGTACAATCGCAGCTAAAGATTTAGCCGGAGTGAAACCCCAACCTCCATTACCTAATACCCTCGTCACATTGATTGAGGTACCAGCTTGTAGGTAGTTATACACAGTTTGCGGTACATACGAATTTGAAGTGTCTGTTCCAAACACTGCACTAAATTGTCCTGGGGACTGGATACTTGTTGGAACATAAGCCTCTCCTTTCTGTGTAGGCCCTATGATGGCACATCCATCAGGGATTTGGATTGGGGCTATGAACGACTGGTTTACCTCGCTGGTGTATACTCCTGGGGTTGAGATTGTTTCGGTCATTTGTTTTAAGTTAGTTATTTACGGGTGTTTTTGCCCTATAATAATAAATATCAAGTTTATTGTTGATAAAAATAATTGGTGATAAAGGTCACTATCTTAATCACCATTATAATACACCTGGTCTGCTGATGACAATGGAGTTATTGTTCCTAAATAGGCTACTGGGTTAATGTAATACGTGTAATTAACTGGTGATGTATTAGATCCACTTGGAATTGACAATTTTACTGTTCTTGTAACTGGATTATTGTGTACATCATATGAGTTTACATATACAGACCCTGTTACATCTGTGTCAACATTTACACCTCCAATTGTATTTATGTACAAGTTGTAAAAATTATCTCCTGTATCTTGGAAATATGCTGCTATAAGAACAGGTGTGAGAGTTGGTTTGGCAGCAACCAATTGACCCCAGGTAGGGTACTGGTTAGAGGTCATTGGTAAACTATTAATGTTCATATACTTCATTGCATCACCTGCAGTTATAGCGTAGTTGGTCTGTGGTATACCAGAACTACGTCGTGAAAACGTGCCGTTAGAGATGCTCTGTGATGCCTCTAAGTATGTGGTTAGATAGTTAGTAAATGCTGACCCGGTCAAAATTATTTGTTTTTAAGTTCTTCTATTTGGGCTTGTAGCTCTTGTATCGCTTTGAGGAGTACACCGAGTGTGTTACCTGCATCCATTACGTTGTGGTTCTTGGTAGAGAATACCTCATTTGTATCGTCAGCTATAAATCCTACCTTTTTAACATCTGGGTCTGATTTGTAAGTATATGATACTACTTCTACTGTTTTTATGAGGTCTAATGCACTGTCTGTAAAAGGAACTATGTTCTCTTTAAGACTTCTCAGAGATGATTGAATAAATCCGATTGAAGTAATTGTTCCTGTGGCTGTTTGTGATCCACTTACTATGAACTGTGTAGTGGCTAGATTACTACCTGACACTATCACTGAACTTCCAGTTACATAACAATAGGTGCTTCCGATTGTTATGAATGAATAGTTAGGTGTAGGTACACTATTTATTCTATTAGCAAAAGAACTAGAATCCGTTTTGTATGAGGATGTGAATGAATTGAATGAAGCTACAGTGTTGAAACCATTTGTGCTTATTGCTGTCCATCCTCCAGTTCCATTCATGAAAGTATTTGCATCTGCATTTAGATTCACAGATGCGGCTGTTCCTATGTTATCTGCGCTTACATCTCCACTTACAATTAAATTTCCACCTACACTTGCATTTCCACTGGTACCTACTGCATTAGAATTAAAGTATACTGAGTCTAAAGCACCTCCAGTTTCAACTGCAAAACTGATATTTTTAAATCCATTTACATTTGGCCTTAATATGTACCCTGCTGATTGGTCTGTTCTGGTCAGGTGTAAATCTTGTGTGGCATTTATATTACCATATACATTTGTACCTGTAATTATATTTGCAGTAACACTACCTGCTATATTCAAATTACTAGAACCACTTATACTGCCTGATACATACAGACTTGCTGGGGGAGTAGTCTTTATCCCTATACCAAGAGAGCCGCTTATTAATAAATTATAGCTTCCGGATGCAGTTAATGCATCTACTAGTTGTGTGACATCAGCTGGTTGTACTATATTGCCAGTTATGATGTTTGATTTGGATAATTGTGCCATACGTTATTATAAATATCAAAATAGCACTAGATATTCTTAGATGCTTGTTTAGCTATATTCATAGCTGCTCTTGTTTCATCTGCAAATGATTTCATTGAAGCAGCTATTCTATCTTTTTCTGCTTGTATAACAGCTTCTTCTTTTTCTACTTCGGTTACTACGTCAATCTCTAATTCAGCTATATCACTATCTTTTACAGCTTTGTAAATATAAACTCCAGCTACAATTAAAATTGCGAATAAAATGATTAGTCCTAGCATAGTATATAGTTTTTATACTAATAAATATACTAAGAAAAGAAAATATTACATATTTCTGAGGCTGGTCTATTTGTGGTGTCTATATCAGTAAAATTAACTAGAGGTTGTTCGTAGTTGGTGTGGTAATTTTCCTTACCTCTAACCTCACTAGTATGAATATAATATTCTGTTAATCCATTCCCAATCTTTTCTTTAAAATTTTCACGTTGGTCTCTATAAGGTGAAACCATTGCTACTATTACATCTCTATTATTTTGATGTAGATAGTAAGCTATATTTTGAGCTAACTCAATATTATCTCGTCTACCTTTTTCAGAATAGTCTTTATTGTTAAATAATTCTCTTATCTGGTCACCATCTATTAAAAATGCTGATTTGAATTTATCTTTTAATAGTTCTCTAGCAATTGTAGTTTTACCGGCACCCGGTTGTCCTGTTAACCAAATTATCATCTGTATCTGAATTTTTCGTTATACCACTTATAGTTATTCATTAGCCAGTCACAAACATCTTTACCTAGTATTTGAGTAGCTTTAGATGTTACTGGTTCTAGTTTGGTTCTAATAACATGGTCACCAAATACACCGTATACTTCATCATCTTCCTTTGTAACTTGTTCTATGTTATCAAAATCATGTTCAAAGAATGGTATGTCTAGATAAGTATAAATTCGTTGCATTTCTTTTTCTGGGTATAGACATAAATCTTCAAATCTAATAAATAGTACTTTACTATCTATCCCCATTCTTATCATCTCACCTAATCTCTCAAATGCCATACCAACTGGTGGATTTTGTACCCACATATCAATTCGTTTTGGTGTTGTAGTACCTTGCATCTTAGACCAATCTAGTAATGGACTTGCTTTATCACTAGCTTTTCTAAAATTCTTTTCCATTGAAGCAAATATATCTCTTGGATCTCTAACCATACAGATAATCTTTGGATCAGGCTGTATCATGTTTAGAAAATCGTAATGAATACCCCATCCTCTACTCTTGTCAATAACATATTTCTTGTCTGTTATTCCATTATAGAAACCATACATTCCAGCATGACAAAAATTAAGAAAACCTAATTTCATTAATTCTGCATCTTGTGCTTTGAATTCTGGTGAATTAGTGTAGTTACCCCTAGCTGCAAATACTAATTCAAGAACACCTGAAGTTGGTGTTGCATACATATCTGGATTCTGTGCTAGAATATTTTGTAATAGAGTTGAACCTGCTCTTGGTAATGAGCTTTGATAAAATATTTTTTCTACCATTATTGTTGTTTGATTGATGTAACTATTTGATCTATATTGAATATTTCTGTTTCATTATTATACGGAAATTCTAATAAATCTCCTGATATATTGAACTTACTTAGATAAGCTCCTTTTAATTCAGGTTTTGCTGTAAATGGATTAGATAGGATATTATCATGTAAGTCATAACCAAATACATATGGATTATTAGCTATCCAGCAAACTGTTGATTTTAATCCTAATGCAGCAGCGGTATGTTGAGCAAAACTATCTATAAATAATCTCTTAGTACTTAGGCTAATCAAAACAGATAGTGATCTAAAGTTGTCTGTTACCGATACAGTATTATCGTACTGAAATTGGTCTTCTCTCCTTATATGTACTATTGTATATGAATCTTTGAATTGATCTATTACTGCTGTAGCAACAGATCTTGGAATATCTCTAGCCCATGAATACTTCATGTCTGATAAAGCTCCACCATTTGTTTGTAGTAGTAGGATTGGCTTGTCAAAGTTAAACTTAGTGCTGTAGAATTTCTGCTCTCTGCTACTCAAATGTACTTTAGGTACCTCACCATCATACTTAATATCAAACATATTACACCAAGTAGCTATTAAATGCTCTTCTTGTAAGAGATGGCTTGTTTCTAGGTATGGATCATGTGCAAATACTTTGAAGTCTTTACCTTCAATATAATCCTCATAGAAATAAGAGAAACCTCCAAATGCAAATGTTCTATCTACATTTGGATTATTTAAGAATACGTCAGGATAACCTGATACTACGATTAAAGTGGATTTAGGATATTGTTTTTTAATTGCTTCGCATACGGCTGTAGCCATAATGCATTTACCCATTCCACCGTTTATTTGGAAGATAATATTCATGTAACTAATTTAATTCTATAATAACTTAGAATGACATACCAGGTATGTTAGAACCGCTTACTATACCTGTAACAGTAGTACCTACTTGACTAGCTATTATGTGTAGTACAGTAGTATCATCTAATCCCCAGGTTGATAGCTGGTCAGAAGTTAAAGTTACTTCTTGCTGTGTTACTTTTTCAAATGCTATAACACCGTCTACCCCCAATACTACATTACCGTATAATACTTCAAATCTTGTTTTGTCAGCACCTAATTTATATGGACGTGCTATTGCAGTCATTGCCGAACCAGATACTATTGTTGATTCACCGAATGGTCCTTTGTTTTGGACTTGTGTTGCTGCAGGATTAATTGTTGCAAATATCATTTGTTATTGTTTTTATTTTGTTTATAAGCAAATATATGAAATCTTTTTTGACTTTCCAAAACTATTTTTATGTTAATCTTATTTTTAATACACCACCTGTGTGATATACACCACCTACTGGTATGCCACCAGCAGCTGCTAAAGCATCGGAAGCAAAGTTTAATGTTTGGATGGTTGGTGATACTAGGTTATTAATATATAGAGAACAATTACAAGCTGCTGTTAATCCACATCCTATAGCTGCAGAATAATTTCCTGATACCGTATTGTTTCTACCACCCGGTATTGTTCCGTACTTTCCAGAAATACAATTATTATGCCCACCACTTATTGTTGAATAATATGAATTAGTTCCAGAAATACTATTACTAAAACCACCACCTATTGTTGAATAATATGAATTGTATCCAGAAATAGAATTATTGTAACCACCACTTATTGTTGAATATACTGAATTGCATCCAGAAATACAATTATTCTGTCCACCACCTATTGTTGAATA